TACTATGGTATAGTTGATTCTTGGGTAAAGTCTGAAGGTAAGCGTTCAGCAGTCTTACGACTAAAGAACATTTACATTTCAGCCCTTCGTTCCATGGTAGATGAACCTGTAGAACTTCCTTGGATAAAGACAAATCGTCGAGGTTTCCCAAAACGGTTTGCCTTTCTCGAGAAGATAGTACTTCGAGAGAATAAGAGTCCGACTGCAATGCAGGCGGTTCTTAGTATCTTAGGATACTACAGAGGCATCTTAGCGCCTGGAATTCCAGAATTCGGGTCTATAACAGATCCTTGTCCAGAAATTCCTGCCAATTTGATTGACGAAATTCTCGATCTGGGTTTGAATCCAGAATGGAAAATCGTGCCAAAGAAATTAGCCCCAGCAAAGCTTAAGATCAGAAGTAAGAAAGGACCAAATGGCCAAGCAACCATTTGTGCCTTCCAAGATCTTGGGTGTTTAACACCTAATCTCTTGGAGTCTATGAAAATGATTTTATCTAAGTCTAATGACCCAGATAATCTCAAATTCCAGATTTCTAACTTATGTAAGAAAGTTCCTGCCCAAAAAGGATACCATTCCCGCCTCGCTATCAAACGAGAACGAGGTGGCAAAGACAGAGTCTTTGCCATGGTAGACTATTGGACACAAATCATTCTTGAACCATTACATCAGGGGTTAAGTAAAATCCTAAGGGAAATCCCTGAAGATTGTACTTACGATCAAGCAAAGAACATTGATTTAATGAAGCAGTGGACCCGTGAGGGGTCTGCTATTTCCTTAGATCTAAGTTCAGCGTCCGATCGGTTTCCACTTATCTTACAACATAAGATAATGGAAAGACTTACCGGATGTAGTGAATTCTCTAAAGCCTGGGTTGATCTCATGGTTAACCGTGATTTCACATACAAGTCTAAGACTTATAGGTGGAATTGTGGACAACCACTTGGAGCCCATAGCAGCTGGCCATCTTTTGCACTCGCACATCATGTTGTGATGCGGGCTGCATTCAAGAAAGCGAGTATTGACTCTAGAAATCAGTACTCAATTCTTGGAGATGACATGGCTGCTAAGGATTCTAAGGCAATATCTTACTATTCATACTACTTGAATAGTTTAGGAGTTGCAACCTCCCCAACTAAGGGCCTTAAAGGAAACTCTTGCGAGTTTGCTAAAAGACTCTTTTGGAAGGGAGATGAGATCTCGCCAATCCCGGTGCAAATGCTATTTGCTCTAGTTGAGGACGAATGTCTTCTTCCAGAGCTTATAGCCAAAGTATCAGAGAGAAGCAGCTCAGATGTAACGGCTAATCTCCAATCGCATCTTTTCCTAGACATCCTAAGTGATAAGCTTAAGGTGTCACGAGAAAAGTTGTCTATCCTCTTTACGTACCCTATTCCTCAAATGAGGAATATTCTAAGTGAAGCTGTGCCCTCTGAGGAAGAGGTAACACGTACGCTTACTTGGAATTCTCATACTTTCTCTTTCGAGAAAGTGTGGGATGAGTACAATGAGGTGCGCTTCGCGTACCTCATTAAGAGTTTAGACTCCTTATCTCTTGACTCACAAAGAAATATGAGTCAATTGAATCAGGTGGAGTTGCCCGGTGCGACACCGGGGATCAGAAGGATGCACCCCATGTACTACGGATACGGGGAACTTCAGGAAGAAATTCTTGAAGCCCGTTCCGAAGCTAGGGGTTTCCTTGCATCCCGAGATCGCTGGGTAGAAACACCTTTAATTCATCTTACCAATGTTACTGCCTTGCTTAAGGGCAGTATCAAAGGTTCGAGGAATTCAGGGAAGCTTCTACTAAAGGTCTATTATAACCTACTAGAATCCCAGCCATAGCAGCTTTGTTACGATCGGAGTTTTGCTACATCTTGACGTGTCACTGAAGCCGAAAGCTTCCGTCAAGGACGCGGCAGTTTTCTCCTCTCG